TCATCCGGGACCGCCGTGATGTTCCCACGGGTGAAGATGTATTCAGCACCTTCGAAGTACCAGGTCACCTGGGAAGGCCCGGACACCAGCTTCACATTCGTCATCGGCTTGCCCTCCACAGACCGGCCATCTGGCCGTCCGTCAGCGCGTAGTCATAGAGGGTCTGGAACGCCAGGAACCCCACCAGCCCGATGGCCCCGGCGGTGGAAAATCCCATTTCCACCTGGGCCGCCGTGGCGCTGGCCCCGTTCCACCCGGCGCCCACGGAACCGGTCTTCACGCCGTCCACGAAGATGGCCGCCTTCCCCGTCCCCGCGTCCCACCGCCCGGCCCGGAAGCGCCTTCCCGTGCCTCCCAGCGGATTCGTCAGGGCCTGGACCACCCCAGCGTTTCGGTTGTACAGTCCCATCCACTCTCCGTCCTGGGAGTAGATGGCGAAGCCATTGGTCCCGTCATCCTTCGCCAGAATGGGGTTCCACCAGCCGAAGTCCACATTAGTCCAGGCCACCAGGGTTCCGGCGGTGGTGAGGCGGAGGGCCGCCGCGTCCGGTACCGTCACCCCCGTGTCCAGGCTGTTCTGGTCGTTGATGTACACGGACCGGCCTTCCCCGCTGGGGGGAAGGGGTGGCTGGTTCAGGGTGTAGGTTCCCACCCCGCTGATGTAGGTTCCGTCATGGCCGTGGCCCGTGGCGTCCACCGCCGTCACTCCGGTCTTCTCATCCAGGCGCCACATGGCCACGGGTCCCAGGTCCAGAAGGGCCTTCGCCAGGGCGTTCGCGTTTCGTGCGCTGTTTAGCGCGCCGATGCCCGTGGGCGTTCCGATCATTGCGCCCCCTCAGTTCACGAAGCCGGACAGTTTGCCCTTCAAACTCCCGGCGGCCGCGAAGTTGATGGCGGACCGCGCGATGAATAGCCCGTACAGGTGGGGCGGGTTCTTCATCCGAACCGTCAGCACCAGCGCCGCCCGCGTGGCCGCGCTGTTCGCGCTGAAGTCGGACCAGTCCGAACCCGTCACCTTGATGACCCCGGCCACCTTCGTCAGGTCCGCCGCGCTGGGTGCCCAGACCGCGTTATTCAGGACGGCCGTGGGCGCTTCGTCAAACAGCACCAGGTCCAGTTCCCCGTCCAGCTTCTCCGCATCCGACAGCACCAGGGTTTCCACCAGCACCACCGGTCCCTTCTCACCGGACCGCATGGGCGTAGGCGCCGCCAGGTCCATCACCGTCCCCACGGTGTTCCCGGCCGCGTAGGCCGCCGCCGTGGAACCGGGGTTCAGGTCCGCCGCCAGGGGCGTCGAATAGGTGTGTACTCCCGTCATCCTGTCATCCCCTTCCTGGCCTGGGCAATGCGCGCCCGAAGCTGGTGAACCGTAAGGGCTTCGTTCGGCATGATGGCCACGAACACGATGCCCTGGGCCTCCAGCTTCGTCCGCTTCTCATTCACCCATTCCACATCACGCCAGCGCCGTGGAAAGTCCACCGCTATCTTCTGGTGGGGGTAGTACCGGGTCACCGCGAAGGGCCATCCATCGTGGAAGGTCCAGGCGGCATCCGTCCAGTCCAGCCCCAAGAAGTCAGACCCCACGGCCTGGTTCACCATGTCCAAGCGCCGGACCGGCGCGAGTTCCGTAAGTTCGTCCTGGGAAGGCTTCTCCAGGTCAAAGGGCTTCGGAACGCTACGCTGTTCGGCCTTGAGTTCGTCGCGCGTTTCCTGGTCCACGGGCGGAAGGGCTAAGGATGCGGCCGGGGGGCCGAATGACCCCCCGGCGCTTGCCTCACTCATCCCATGACCGGCGCGCGGAGTTCTGACAGTCCGCGCCATCGGGCTACTGCGTCAGACTCGCGCTTCCGTCGTTCCCCAGGAACCAGAACCTGGGGTCAATCCAGTCCTGTTCCCACCGGGACCGGGACCGGAACCGGTAGGCGTCCGTCGTGAAGGAGTCCCCGGACTGGGGGAGTTCCTGCACAATCTCCATCGGGTCGCGCCTCTGCATGATGTAGCCGCGCCCGCCCTGGCCCACGGCCCACGCCCCGGACTTCAGGTGGATGTTCACCACCAGGGCAAACTCTCCCTGGACCGGGTTCATGCCGAACGGTCCCCGGAAGAACCCGGAAACCGCGTTGCTGACCGTTTCCCCACCACGGCCCTGGGTGGCCGGGAAGGCGGGGGACTGGGTGAGCATACGCCCGTTGATTTCGTCGAAGGTGGACACCAGGAGCGTGTCCGGGATCACCACCATCGCCTGGCCCAGCGGGTCCTTGGCGCGGCGGAGTCCCTGGAACGCGGTGAGCAGACCGGGGAAGGAAAGCTGGGCATAGGTCGCCAGCCTGTTCCCCACCGGCGCCAAATCCTGGGGCGTGGTGTACAGGTCCGTGGAGAAGGGGGTGGTGATGGCCGTTCCCACGGCGTTCTCCCCCGTCCAGGAACTGGCCGCGATGGCCGTGGGCGCGAAGTCCGTGGAGGCGGCGCCCAAGAACCGGCGGCTGAAGTACTGGTCTTCCCACATGGACATGGATTCGCCCAGGCGCTGGGCGCGCGTGGCGATCTGGCCGGTCTGGTCATCATCGAACAGTTCGCGTTCGAACGCTTCGATGGCGCCGAACTTCCTGTTGATAATCTCGCGGTCCACGCCCTTGATGCCCTGTTCCCTGAACGGCGTTCCGGCCTTCACTTCCTGGGGCCGGGAGGCGCCGAACAGCGGGGCGTAAAACTCCTGGCGCTTGTCCGAAGCCGCTTCCATCGCCACCTTCGTGTAGGTGGCCGGATAGCGCTTGTACCAGGCGTTCGCCACAAGCTGGACGCCAGCCCGCAGAAGCTGGGTCTGTGCCGTGGACGGGTTCGCTTCCTGGAGGGCCTGGGGGGCGGCGGCCGCCGTTTCCAGGATTTTCCCCCAGGGAAGCGCGGGGTTCTCCCACCCGTCGCGCTTCCCGTTGCTCGTTTCGTACTTCCGGGCGATGGTTTCGGCCACGGCCGCCACCGCCGGGTTCAACCTGACATCCCCGTGACGGGAGTTCTTCAGGTACTCCAGCGTTGCTTCCTTCAGCATGGTTGTTTGTTCCTCCCGTTCAGACGATGATGCCCGTGGCGGGCGCGTTGCACTTCAGGACCGCATCCACCGTCCCGGCACCGGTCAGGGCCGCGCTGGCCATCGGAAGCCAGGCGTAGGCGATGATTTCGGTGTCCGGTTCGGCGGTCTGCTTCAGGACCGTCTGGCAATCGGCGCCGATCACCAGCGGGTCCCCGTGGACCAGGGAATCGCCCGTGGTCTTCTTGAAGGTGAAGATGCCGTGGGCGCGAACCTTCACGGAGTCCACCAGGTTCGGCGCGTTGTCAATCGCGCTGGCCGGGGTGGGTCCCACGCCTTCCGCCACGCCGATGAAGGCGGGGGCGTTTCCGGCCGTCAGCCGGAGGGCGTAGAAGTTCGCCGTGTCGTACATCACCATGTCACCCAGGCTGACAGGGTTGGTTCCCGTCGGGTCCAGCCGGAAGGCTTCCGGGTTCCCGGACTTCAGGTAGCGGTAGACATTCGCCATGTTCGTGTTCCTCCTTGACCTAGTGCTTCAGCCCGGCTTCCAGGAGGCGCATGAACCCGTCGCCGGGCTTGCTTTCCCTGGTCCCGCCGCGCATCGTTGCCCCGCCGAAAGGCTGGGCGGATTCGATCATGCCAGCCATGTGACGCATCACCTTCCGCTGGGCGGCCGGGAGCGCCATGAGCGAGCGGGCGAAGTCTTCGTCCATCCCGGATTCCACCAGCGCCTTCAGGTCCGCTTCCGCCAGCTTCTTCGCCAGCGCCGCGTTTTCCCGCTTCGATTCGGCCAGGGCCTTCTCCAGGTCCCGGACCGCGCGCGCGGAAGCCGCCGTCTTCACACGCTTTTCTTCGTGCTTGATGTGGATGGTGGACTTCCCCGGTTCGTCTTCGCCTTCGCCTTCGTCTTCGTCTTCGGCATCCGTGCCGTCCGTGCCGTTCTGTTCCCCGGCGCGCATGGCTTCGGAGTCTTCGCCGTCCTTCTCGCCGTCCGCTTCGGCTTCGCCTTCGGCTTCGCCGTCCTTCTCGCCGTCCGCTTCGCCTTCCCCGGACTTCTTCCCGGCTTCCTTGGTGAGCGTGGCCATCTTCTTGGCCTCCGCTTCCACCACGGCCTGGGCCTTCACCGGTTCCAGCTTTCCCGCATCCACCAAGCCCAGCGCTTCCGCGATGCGCTTGAAGCTGTCCTTGATTCCTTCCTTCGTCATGGTCATGGCCTCCTGTGCGTCTTCAGTCGTTCGGATGGACTCCACCAGAGTCAAGAAGCGTCCTTCCCGCGCGGGCCGGGTCACAACATCGGCGGACGGAAGTTCCGTCACCTTCGTCACATAGTTCGCCTGGACCGGCCCCTGGTCCGTGGTCACTTCGCGCGGGTCCACTTCTCCGTCACCATTGATGCTGATTCCCGCGTACACTTCAGCCAGTCCAGGAAACTCCCGCGCGAACTGAAGCGCATGGGTAGCCTTCGCCAGTACTTCTTCCCCGGCCGGGCTGGAGTCACAGACCAGGGTGGCCATGACGCCCAGCTTCCCGCCCACTTCCGTCAGCGTGGCGTCCCGCCAGTAGCCCGCCAGCGCGCGAAGGTCGCCCTCCGGCCGGGATGCGGCCTCCGCCGCCGTCTGGTGGTTCACATACGCCTTCGCGCCGTTCAGTAGCCGCACGATGTCGTTCAGCGCTTCCGGTCCGTAGAAGTGGCGGTCCCTGGAGTTCCCCAGGCCCTCCGTGATGACCGTGCAACGGACGGACCGCGCCGCCGCATCCACCACCGCTTCGGCCAGGCTGGTCATGGACTCCATCTTCCGGCGACCCTTCCCGCGCATCAGCGCGGCGGCCCCCGTGGCGCCCTGGGCTTCTTCCTGGTCTTCGTCTTCGGGGGAGTTCGTGGAGTCCGTCACGGGCTTTCCCTTCCGGTTCTTCCCGGCGGCCTTCACGATGAAGGTATCGTGGTGTGAACCAATGCCGCCCTGGCGGCCGATGTTCTCCACCCCGTTCTCCCGCGTCCGCGTTGCTGTTACCATTGCCTCCCCTTGAAACAGAAGAACGCGCGGCCCGTGTCGTTCGGCTGATCTTTCGACACACCGCGCGTTCGTCAGTCTGGCGTAGCCTTGTCCGGCCGGTTCGCCCGCAAGCGCTGGGGCTTCCCAGACCGTCACCCTATGAGTAGCACCCCAGGGCGGAGGATGTCAAGCCAGGCGCCGGGGCCTCCGGCCCATCGCCACACCCATCAGCCAGGCGGCCAGCCAAGAAGGCATCCGTGGCCCGTCCAGAACCAGCCAGAATAGAAGCCCCCTCACGGGAACCTGGGGGTGATGGCCGGGACCTGGTGCCCAGCCTTCGCGGCGGCCACCATCGCGTCCACGCGGGCGCTGGGGAGGCCCCGGCACATCCGGGCCGCCCTGGTGGTCCGGGGCGGGTTCGTGTGTCCCTTGCCCCGCTTGTTCTTCCGAAGGGGCGCCAGGGCGAACCGGGTGGAGTCCGCCAGGGCCGCCGCCGTCATCAGCCGGGGGGCCGGGGGACCGGGGGGCGTGGCGTTCGGGGCCTTGCTGAAGGCCCGGCGTACCGCGCGAATCAGGCCCCCGATCATGGCGTGGCCTTCCGGGCTTCCCGGTCCGCCTTCGCCAGGTCGTACTCCTTCACCGCCGTCCCGGACTTCACCATGACGGATTCCCCCTCCACGAAGCGCACCAGGCATACTTCATCCATCTTCGCGTCCCAGCGTTCCCAGCCCGCCCAGACCAGGAGTTTCAGGCCCAGCCACTCCATCGTTCGCTTCATCGCTTCGCCCCTTCCAGTAGCTTCGTGGTTTCGAAGTCCCGTTTGTGAATGGTGGTCACCTTGCAGTTCACCACGCGGCCATCCCGCCGGTTCACTTCCAGGTCCGCGTCCGGTTCAGCGTCCCGTAGAAGCTGGAGTAGCCGGAGTTCATCCGGCATCACCAGGACCGTTACGCGGCTGTTCTCATTCATGCCTGGGCATCCGTGAACTTCAGGTGGGTCTGGTACCGGCGCCGGGTTGCGGGCGTGGACTTCCACACCACGGCCAGGACGATGAAGCCGGTATTAGTCCAGCGGTTCACCAGTTCCACATCTTCCGCCTTCAGGTCCCAGCGCCGAAGGTACTTGTCCAGGGCGCGGTCCACATCATGCAGGACGCCCCGGTACCAGGGGGACATCCCCACGAACCGGCGGATGCGTTCGGCCCGCGCCAGGAACGCATAGCTGACTTCAGGAAGGCGGGGGTCATAGCGCATCGGGCTTATGGGCCGGGCGTCCGCGTCCAGGATGCGGAAGACCAGGGTGTGGGCGTTGTACCAGGACACGCTGGACACCCGGATGTTCCACTCGCGGAGGCCGTACAGCGTACACCAGAGGCTAAGATAATCCGCCACGCCGGTCATCAGGCGGGAAACATCGGGGAGTCCGGGGAACAGGTCTTCACGGCGGTCCCGTAGCTCCAGGGGACGGATAGCGGAGTCCGTCAAAGCGCGGGCTTCTCCTTCGCTTGGCGGCGGTAGTCCCGGTTATCGTCCGCCGTGCCGAAGGTCTGGCCATCGGTCTGGGCGCCGCCGCCCGCGCCGATCTTCTCCGGGCCTCCGGGGGCGCCCGGCATCATCCCGTTCATGGACTGAACACCCGCCCGCGCTTCTTCCTCCATCTTCCCCTGTTCTTCGTTGAAGTCATAGGTGTCCAGGTCCATGACTTCGGCCGCCTGGCGCGAGTAACTTTCCTGGGACAGGACGCGGGTGGCGCGAAGGGTGGACAGGTCCCGAAGCTGGATGGAACGGTCTTCGGGGTACAGGTCCGGCATCACCACTTCGAAGGATTCATCCAGGGGTTCGTTCAGCATCTGGTTCGCCTGGAGGGCTTCCACCTGGGCGCGCGCCTGTTTCCAGTCCCCGGACCGGATGGCCCGAACCACCACGGCCAGTCCGGCCTTCGTGGGCTGGGTCCCTGGTAGCTTGCCCTGGACCTTCGCGCACCGGATCACCCGCTTCACCATCCAAGTGATGACTTCCCGCATCAGTTGCTGGCGCTGTTCCAGGTGCTTCACCACGGGTTCCGAACGGGTCAAGGCGGTGGCCCGCGTGGTCCCGCCGCCCACTCCCAGGTACTCCGGCGGTAGGTTCATGCTGGTGGCGATGACCGCCAGTAGCTGTTCTCCGATCTTGTCACCGCCGCCAGTTCCACCTTGCGGCCGGAGTAGGTTAGGTATCACCTGATCGTTCGTGAACAGGGCGGTTCCCGGAGGCGGGACGCGGCTGAAGTCCGCATTATTGCGGAGGGCGTCCACATCGTCCTGGGACCCGTTCACCTTCCACCACATCACGAAGGCATTGCTTATCTGGGCGTTGATGGTGGCCGCCGTGAACCAGTCTTTGAACCGCTTTCCCCAGCCCAGGGCCGCGAACAGGTCGGACCGGCCGCGCTTCTCGCCCACCGTGGCGTTCGCCTTGATGTGAAGCCAGGACTCCGGGGGCACCTGTTCTATCACATACTCGCTGATGGGAATGGACTTCTGTTCCGGGTCCGCCTTCAGCGGAAGCTGGTACTGGGTAGTGAACTGCCGGTAGGCATAATGGACATTCTCAATGTCGCGCGGGTCCGTGACGATTTCCCAGACCGTGGTGGCGTCCCAGTACTTGAAGATGGGGAAGCCGGTTTCCACGGTTACAGGAGCGTACAGGAAAGTTTCCCCGATCACGGAAGCATCCTTGTACAGCATCCGCAGTTTGTCCTGGAAGCTGGTTCCGTAGGACTCCACGGACTCTATCCACCGGTCCACCACTTCCTGAACCGCCGGGTTCGCGGCCACGATCTTCACGCCGTTCCCCATCACGAACTGTACCCCGATGTTCACGGCGGCCTTCATCACGGGGTTGTGGTTGTAGGCTTCGTATGACTTCGAAGCCTGGTCCAGGAAGTCATACAGGTACTGGTTACGGTGGAAGGGTCCCAGAAGGAGTGGGTGCCATTCGTCGTTCGGCGCGAAGCCACCCGTACTGGCGTCCAGGCCCAGGGCGAACTGGTCACCGGCGCCGCCCTCCACTTCCTCCAGCTTCCGACAGCGCCGGGGGTTCAGGTAGATTCCGTGAGACTCGCGTAGCTTCTGGGCGCGGTACTCCGTGGATTCCACCAGGGACTTCAGGGAGTCCCAGCCGCTAAAGCCACGGACCGCGCGGCGCCTGGAGTCCCGCGCCAGGACCAGGCGGCCGGATACGCGGTTCTCCACCTTCTTCGCTTCGTCCGCATACCGCTTCACCACCGCATTCGCGTAGTGCTGTTCCAGGGTAGTCTCAGATTCCTGAACGCGGTCCGCGTCCCAGGACTCCATGATCTTCTCCCATTGCATATGGTCCAGGGGGAACTGGATGCGGGCGGTGGGCTTCTTGACATCGGACACGGAAGACTTCGTGACCCGAACCCCGGCGGGGTCGTTCCTGATGGGGCCTCTGTTCCGTGCCACGGGCCTATTATACCCCATCAGTCCATGATGGTCTGCGACCAGGTACCGAAGTCCACGGTCACATACCCCACAACATCCCCGGTGTCCGGGTCCCGGAAGGCCATGCTACGCGGCCCCACGCCCCCCACCGCCTGGTCCCCCGCCAGCTTCTGGTAGTCCCTGGGAACTTCGCGGTACCAGCACCGGCACACCGGATGCGCCGGAATGGCGGTGGTGGCGTCTTCCTCCGCCTTCCCGGCGTTCGCGCCGCACACATCACAGACCCGTTCATCCTCCATCGTGGTCCAGATGCGGTCCACCAGAAGGTCCTGGTTCGCCACCGCGAAGTCATCACCGGCGTCAGCTATGGACACCTGGACCTGGGACTGAATGAGGCGCCCCAGGACATCCGATGTCCCGCCCGTCCGCCGTGGCCCCGCTGATGCGGTCCTGAACATCCTGGGCGGTGGCCCCCTGGACCCCGGCCAGGACCAGGGCGCCCATCGTGGCCGCGTGCCATCCCTTCAGCCAGCCCTCCGCCCGTTCCCCGCCGGTGGCCTCCCCCTGATCCTTCGCGCGTTCGGCGTCCTGGGGTGACTGGGGCGTGGTGTCCTGGGACACGGGTTCCGTGAACCAGGATTCCCTGGCGCGGCGGACCTTCGGCTGGATGTCCGGCCGGTTCTTCCAGGCGTCCACGATGGACCGGGGTGGCCGGACCTTGATGATGGGGGGCGTCACCTGGTCCATGACCCAGGTGCTGGTCATGTACTGGGTCAGGTACGCCTGGCGCTTCGCGGTCTTCAGGATGCCGTCCACTTCCTTGTGGAACGCCTGGAGTTCGCGGCCCATGTAGGTGTCTATCCGATGCTTCGCCATTTCGGCGTAGGCGGGTCCCTGTTCCGCGCCGTGCTGGCTCCAGACCCCGGCCGCGTAGGCCATGATGTCCGCCTTCACCGCCTCCCACCGCTTCGTCACCAGGTCCGACGCCGGGAGTTCCACGCGGTCCCTTAGAATCTTCCGGCCGTTCTGTTGAAGCCGGTTCACCACCGCGTCCTGTTGAAGGTACTTCGTGGCCATCTATGCCCAGTCTAGCAGACTCGCCAGGACGGACCGGCTACCGGTCATAGTTCGTCTGAATCCAGTTCCGGGTCCCGGCGCCCGAAGGCCGGTGTCCGCCACCTGGCGCGGCCGCCGTGGTTCCGGCCCCCGCCGCGTAGGCTTTCGGCGCCATCGCCAGCTTCAGGAACGCGCCGGTGGATGCCACCACCTGGTCATCGTGGGCGCCCAGCGGGTACGCCTCCAGTTCGTCCAGCCACGCGGGAAGGGACTGGTGGTTCACCAAGTAGACATTCCCGGCTTCGCATTGCGTGGACAGAGGCCCCACCAGAATGTCCGTCTTGATGCGCTTGGGTTCGGCGTGGAAGGTGAGTCCGGCGAACAGCGTGGCGTAGTGCTGGGCCACCGTGGGACCGGCGGCGCCGCCTTCCTGTTCCATCCAGGTTTCCATCCCACGGCCCCAGCGCCGAAGGTCAAGCTGGGCGGTAGCCTGGATGGTGTCTTCCACTTCCTTCGGCGTCCCGCGCATCCTGACGCCCTCCACCCGGTACCAGCGGGGGCCGGGCGCGGCCGCCCAGAGTTCCCCCACCGTCCAGTCCGGGTCCCGGCCCGGCTTCTCCTTCGTGGCCGCCAGGTCCCAGAAGCGAACCATCCGCGTCCAGTCAGATGGCAGGACATCCACCACGCGGTCCTTGAACCACTCGCGCTTCCACTTGGACCCACCGTGCCTGGCGGACCAGTCGCCACGCCGAAGCTGTTGACGGGTGATGGGGTCCAGGTAGTCCAGGGCCAGGAAGTATTCTTCCGCGTCCAAGTAGGGATTGTCTTCGATCAGGCCAGGGATGAACGGCCGAAGCGGTCCCTTCCCGTCTATGAAGTACGCCTTGACCCAATCGTGGCCGATGTCGCCGGGGTTGCTGGCGGCCCTCATGCGGATAGGGATGGTGGACCCGGCCTGACGCCGGAGGCGGCTGAACAGGAACCGGTACATGGCTTCCGTGAACTGGGTGAGTTCGTCCAGGCCGATGAAGTGGTATTCCGAACCCCGGTAGTTATAGATGTCCTTGTCCGAAGCCGCGTGTCCGAACTGGAGAACGGCACCGCTGGGGAAGGTCCATCTGTGCTTCTGTTCGTTCCAGACCGCGCCGGTTCCCGTCAGCCACTCCTGGGACTTGTAGATTAGGCCGCCGGGCTGGTTCAGGTCCGGGAAGGTCCGCCGCATCAACAGGGCCGCGTAGCCTGGAACATCGCAGTACTGAATGGCCGCCAGGAACAGCGCCACGGACTTCCCTGGACCGGCGGCGCCCCCATAGAAGGCTTCCCGCGTCATCAGCATCAGGAAGGCGGCTTGCTTCGGCGTGGGCCGAAGGTTCATGTACCGGTTCACCCGGAGGGCGTCCGCCACCAGCGCGAAGTCCGGGGAATCCTTTACCGCCCGCTTCCGCGCGGGGGACTTACTTCTTGACGGCCTGGCCAATGATGCGCGCGATTTCGGCGCGTTCCGCCGGTGTGAACTTCAGGGTGGTCGCCACCTTCACGGGCGCGTCCGGGTCCCCCGCCACTTCCACCTTCTCCCGCCATCCCCCGCGCGTCTTCAGCCGGAAGATTAGGGCCGTTAGGCCCAGCTTCGCCCCATACTTGTGTTTGATGTAGTCTTCTACCTTCAGGGCGTCCGACACATTCCGGGCCGCCGAACCGTCTTTTATGGCCTCCGCGAGTTCCGCGCTTTCCTTCCGGCGGCGCCCCAGGGTGTCTTCCGATATGCCCAGGACGCGGGCGATGTCCGGGAAGGTGGCCCCGGCTTCCGCGTACTCCCTGGCCTTCTTCAGGTCCACGCGGTTCGGGGTCCAGGGTTTGGGGCCGGGCTTCTGGCGGTCTTCGGGGCGCTTGGCGCGGGACTTCGGGGGCCGGGTGGGCTTCCGCTTCATGCCCTGATTGTACTACGCTATGGGCCTTCTAGGTGGTGGCGAACAGGACTTCCAGGGCCTCCCGGAGTTCCTGCCGGACGGACGCCAGCGCCCGGCGCTGGCGGTCCCCCTGCCTGTGGAAGGTTTCCCGCGTCCAGAGTATGGCGGCCGCCAGTTCGTTCACCTGTTCTTCCGTTCGGGGTGTTCGGGTGGGCGCCTTCACCTGGCGCAAGCCAGGCCCACGGCGTTCCAGGAGTCCCCAGGGGTCCGGGACTTCCGCGCGCTCTACCAGTCCCTTCGGGGTGACCACCCAATGGAAGTCACCCAGGGGGACCATCCTGGACTGGTCTGGGGCGCCTGGCTTGAAGTGGCGGAAGAAGTCCGCCCGCGTGGCCTTTGATTCGAAGACCCAGGCCAGGGTCCGGTAGTCATCCAGGCCGTAGCGGGCCAGGGCGTAGGACCCGGAGAAGGCGCCCAGTACTATCAGGTCCGGCGCGTACTGGCCCATCCCCAGTTCCGTGGCGTGACGGGTGCCGCGAAGGGTGGACCGCGCCTGTGCCCAGACCAGGGCGGCATCCGTCAGGCGTTCGTGTTCGTGGGTCTGGTTCGTTCGGTGGGCGTTCCACATCATGCCTTCTCCATGTCGTTCGGGTACACGCTGATTCGCTG